ACTTAACTCTGTCGGATGTGGGGGAATCAACATACGATCTACCTTTACACTATTCACATAGATATCCGCTACGAACTTAAAGTTAGGTTGTGCCACATTGGATGAGGTTACAATATACACCGCATCATTGTATGCAGGGAATAAACTTGCCGGTTGCTGTCTTACTGTTATTGCCATTTATTCTAAATTGAAATCTATTAATATCTCTCTGCCTAATGCAGTCGATAGGTCTTTACTCATGTTATCTAATATGTTATTGTCAAATGCTTCATCCACAAAGTTAGTCGGTTTGATACCCTTCTTTGATATGCTCCTACCGATTAGATATGCCAATGTTCTCAATGCTTTCTCCTTTGCTAATGGTTTCTTCCTCTTTACTAAGATACCTTTTGTATTCCTATAGTTATTCTGTATCCCCTTGTAGTTTATCCCTCTATTCGCTATGTGTTTCAACATCGCATTAATCGGAGGCATCTTTGCACCTTTCTTCCTTCCTCCATCAACATACTTCCAATAATCGAGCATACTAATCTCCATCACCATGTTGGTAGCAAACGATCTGATGTTAATCGATATGCTCTGTCTTAACATTGCCTGTGCTACCCTTTCATTCTTCTCTAATGAATCAGCTAAGGCATCAATGATGATCTGCTTATAGTTTTCTAATATCTGTCTCGGACTATCTGCCATTCTTCATCTGTTGGTCTAACTGCTCCTTAATATAACCCTGCTTATCTTTAAAGTAACTCAATGAATTTAAGAACTCAATCACATTCATCTCTAAGAAATACTCCCACTTCGTTCTATCGTTATTGCTTAGATTGTCTAAAGTATAATACCATCCCCAATGTTTGACAAAGCCAGGTCTGTTGCTTCCTTCGTTTTCTTCGTCAGCTTCTTCATCTGCAATTCCAAAAAGTCGTTTGTACCTTTTATTAATCGATGATAATTCGACAAAAAAAAACCACTCATACTAAATACCATCGGCATTCTCATGTTCTCCTGGATGTACTTTGCTCTGTCACTTACTATCGTATCTTTCTTCTTACCATACCAATTGATCTCCTCACATAATACCGCTAAGAATGTATGCAGGTTATCGTTAATCTTCTCTTTATCCTTTACAAGTTCAGTTAAATCGATGTACTGACCTGCTGATACACTACGCATGTTAAGATTGAATCGGAATCGTTTCTTACCTATCCTTACCTTTGAATGTATCTTCTGCTGTTTTGGTTTCTCCTTAATGAATGTTACTTCCATCAGCTTCTCTTTCAGCTTGTTTAAGGGAATCTCATCGGTGTAGTAAGCTATTGACTTATCTGTTAATGTTGCCAGGATACCGATTGACCTTTCGAGATCATCAGTATAATCCTCATCAATCTCTTTGCAGAGATCCTGGTACTGCTTAATGTTTATATCTTTCCATTCCATACTAATAAGTATAAGATTGAATCGATTTGTGCAACTTAAACAATATGATAAATACCGGAATGTTTATTTGTTTTGAGGGAATGGTATCCGATAGCTGTTGCCATTACAGCATCATCATGGAATCCATTAGGTGCTGAGTACCTGACTGATTTAGTCTTAGGATTGTACTCATATGTGAATAGTTCTAACTCCTTAATGAGCCAGTCTCTATCTAACATCTTTACTTCTTTATTCTGATTGGCTACTACTAACTGCTCAATTATATCCTGCTTACTCTTTGATGTGGTAAGGAATGGTATAATCAAACCACTATCATTCACTCTATCTCTAAGCTGCTCAAAGATAGGATCACCGATACCATTCACCTCAACAAATGTGCTACAGCTAAACTCGTTTATTCTTGCTATTACCTTGCCGATGATATTTGACCAGGTATCTTTATTCCATCTCTCAATGTAATGCATCTCACCGGTCTCATTGAATACTGACAGAACAGTATAGTCATCTGCTCTACCAATATCTAATCCTGCATACATCCGATTCGTTCTCTCTGACTTGGTGATTAATGTTAGGTCATTGAATAGTCCTGCACCACCATCTACGAACTCAGCCATGTACTCCTGGCGAAACACATGATCAGGTAATGTTGATCTCGCATCATCTATCTCAGTCGGATTGATTAATGGATTATCATACGATGTCATCTGAAATGACTTGTACTGACTATTCTGATTCTCAAGGTTGAATATCTGATGAAAGTGATTCTTACCCTTTGGTGTTGATATTAGTAGAACTTTCTTGCCACGAACAAGAACTGTCGCACGAAGTACATTTGTCCACGCCTCAATGTCCATGAAAGCAAACTCATCACATACCAAATAGTCAAAGGTAAAACCACGAATATTATCATAACGCTCAGCACTAAAGAACTCAATAGTGCTATTTTTATGCGAACTAAAAGTAAGTTCAGTTCCGTTCTTACTCTTGAATACTTGTGGATTCTCTGCAAAGGCATTCTCTATATCTTTAAATACTTTCTTTGATTGTTTGTAGATTGGTGATACCCATCCTATCTTACAGTTCGGTACATTAAAAAACCAATATAGTACCTGATTGACAGCCAACAAAGATTTGCCGAACTGTCGACCGATAGATAACACATAGTACTTATGATGTCCATTAGCTATCGATTCGTGAATCATCTGCTGATTCTGATGGGGACTGTACAGTTGCACCGAAACTGGCTGTGACATTTGTATTGGTTTGGTTTACTTCTTGCTCTGTCTTATCTTTCCAGTACTCCTTGTTTATGTTCTTTAATGCGAAGATAGCACCACCGAATGTAAATGTATCTAACTTCTTTTCGTATGCATTCTCTACAATAGCTATCGCCCTTGTTATTACGTTACTAAAGATATCCGTTTCGTTATCTATATCTCCATTCTTCCATCTCATTAATGTAGTTCTTGAAATCTCTAAATAGATACATAAACCTGTAATAGTTATTACCTCTTTAGCTTCAACACACCAATCAAAATAAGCAGCACATTCATTATGCAGTTCTAATGCTGTTGGATATTGTTTTGGTCTACCGTAATGATGACCTAATGCGAAGAGATTATTTTTGGGAGCTGCCACCTTGTTTTAATTTAAGTTTAATCATTGCCATACCTCTTCTAATAAGATTAGGTTTGCATTCTTTACAGATGAACGAAGAGCATAACTCACACCATTCACATTCTTTCGGAATGATATTCTGATCCATTATAGCACATACTTTACAGATTGTTATCATGCTACCTTACAGATTGTTATCATGTTCGTATTGTGTTAGTTCAGAATGTCTGTTAAGTAAGAACTGACTGATGCAGGAAGGACATGATCTGTCTTGACCTCTTACACCATAGTAATCAAATAACCCATCTAATCCTCCTATACATTGTCCTGAAGTAACAAAGAGATTTATAACCCCTCTGTACTTTTGACATTCATTGTATTGTTCTTCTGTCATATTATAGTATATTAATTGTTGATTTTGTGCAATATTTATCCATTAGAAATTAAACATACTGATTCTGCATGAGGTTTCATCCCTTCATTATTCTCATAAGCTATGAATGTTCTATTCGGATGTAACAGTTCAATGCCTTTCTGCTGAGCAATACATGAGATAACAGATTGATCGTGTCGATGTTCATGCCAATTCCCTTGATAAGCATTTGTATGAGCATATCCTAAGTATTCATTAAATGTATCTGTACCTATCTTTGTATTAAAATTGAATCCCATAGCACAAGCCATGACCATCTTATAGTTCTCGGCATCCTTTCTATCCATTCCAAAATGTGCTAAGCATTCGTTATGAGTAAACGAAGCAATGGAGAACCCGATGTTATCGAATAGCATTACACCGTTATCTTTAATGTACTGGAATACTTCACTCGGATTCTTTGTTAAGTAAATAGCTGAATCAAGCCATAAGATAAGATTATATCCTTGCTCCCTTGCTTTCTGTATTGAGTAAGGTTTGAATGCATAAGGATACTCAGAATGTGACTTACAATTGATTTCTGCATAGTTAGTGTAATGAATGAAGTCGATACCATAAGGTTTCACGCTTTCTCTCATTCTATCTGCTAACTTGTTATATCGTTCAGTATTGCTGAATGTAACTATGCACATCCTTGTAGCTTTACTTGCTATATTATTTACAGATGAATAGTTATAGATTTGCCATATTAAATGTACTTTAATCTCAGACTGAGGATTCATCTGCTTAGTCCAATCAAAATCCTCTCCATTGTTTAAAGGTTTGAATCTTGCTTTCTTTGTCAGTTCTCTATTCCATACAGACATAACTGAAGGATATCTTTTTGTAATTCCATCCTTAAGCTGTTCTGATTCATGATAGATAGACTGATCAATAATATGTCCAACACCATCGATATAAGCTAAGACATCTGCATTAATAACATCGACATCATGATCGAGCAAAGGATATAAGGATTCAATAAAGTTATCCAGTACATCATCATCATCATCGACAAACATGATATACTTACCGGAAGCAACATCGATTAATGCCTGTCTTTTTTCTCCTACAGTTAATCCATTAGGTTCATCATAACGAGGAGCATTGTTGTATAATACCTCAACCCCATCATAATCGATTACAAGTGATACAATGCGATTAAACAACCGATTGAACTTCTCTTCTCTTTCTTTAACTGTAGCTATTAGTATACTTAATTTCATCGTGCCATTATTAGGTTCTCAGCATTAACATGAACTACCTTAAAGCCATTAAACTTGTTAATGTAATCAATGTACTTCTGTGTCTCTTTACCATTGGTCTCTATGCAGATCATTGAACATTGAACTCTATCTAAGTCTATCTGAGTAAGAATCTCATAGTCGATACCTTCACAATCAATAGAAATAAAATCGTAGTATCTGAATGGACTTGTAAGCATAAAATGTTCAAAGGTTATAACTTCACATTCTACTGTCTTAAATGTATAAGTACCATCCCATCTGCCCATCTCACTATCGATTAAGGTAGAGTAATAAGTATCGTTTGCATTAAGATCAAAAGTTCCGTTTAAAGTACCCATCGCTAACTCATAACAATAGACATACTTGTAATCTAAACAGTTATTTGCAAGTCTTTCGAATACATTAGGATTAGGTTCGAAGCATACTCCCTGCCAACCTTTCTCCATCAA